CTATTATAGATAAACATTTTTTTCGAGTTTCTGAATGGAGGTTTATTTTTTTCAAAATTATTTTGAAACCATTCCCATTTTCCAAGAGATTCAGGCCATCTAGTTGAACTTTATAGGCTTGGAGAATCATACTAATTTGTAATAGAAATATTCACCAACATTAACACTCTTACCTTTCATTCTACTAAAGCTAGAGTTTCCTGATGATATAATTTCCCTACCTGTATATTTAATATTTATTACCTCTTCGTTATCCGTAGAATTAATACCATTAATATTCATAAACCATGAACAAGGAAGTTCATCTACCCAAGGCAGAAGACCATCGAATGATATATTACCAAAATATAATGCCTTGGTATTCGTATATGGCGGGTCTAAATAAACAACGTCTTTTTCGCCTTTTGGGGAAATACTCTCAAACGAACCGCAAGTAAAATCAATATCTTTCCCCTTCATTAATTCTGAGTAATACGATATAACTTCTTCGACCGTTTTGGGTTGCATTCCGGTTCTTCCGAAATGATGTGACGTATTAAATTCCCCTTTTCTATTGTATCTAATAGTTCCATTATAGCAGGTTCTCGTTAGAAAGTAGAAAATGAATGGGTCTTTGGTTTTATTGTAAGTTTCTCGCTCCGTATAAAAGAAATTCGGATCTTTTTGTAGTTCCTCCCATTTCTCCCTATACGAAAGGATTAATTTTCGGGGATCGTCTTTAACGATTTTTAAAATATTAATTAAGCTATCGTTTTTATCCGAGAGTCTAAACTTTTTAACATTTGCGTTATCTTTTAATAGTCTGAAAAATACAGAACCACCACCTACAAATGGTTCATAATAAGTTTCAATTTCCCTTGGAAAGTGTGATGTTATTTTTGCGGCGATTGGGCGTTTTGAGCCAGTCCACTTTATTAATGGTGTATTTATTCTGATAACTCCTTTTCTTTCTTCTTCCTATTTTGGCTTGAACGCCTTCCGTAAAAAAACTTAGAGAAGTCCATCTGCCAAAGGTTGGTTTGGATTTTTTTCTTTTGATTCGCTATTATTTTCGACCATGATTTATCCAATAAGATATTTTTTATTGGGAAAGTCAAGCAAAAAATTATTTTTTTCTCGATAATCTTTTGATTTCTAAATCCAGTATATCAATAATAGGCTTCAAATTATTAGAAATAAAAAACTCACTGGGTCTTCTATTTTTTAATTTTTTGTTGGATTTACCCAACCATTCGACTACTACATAGGGGCTAGTTTCTTCGCAAAGCTTATTGAGTATATCCATTTTTTTATAATAGGTTTTATTTTCCATTATCATTGTTTACACAAAAATTCTGTTTTTTAAATTAAAGTGTAAATTAATTTGTATGCCAAGAAAAAAGAATTCTAAAAATACGTCTAAAGAAGAAGAAATAGTAATCCCGCAAATTAAAAGCGACTTTAAAATTAAAAAGTTTGATCTTACAGATAAGCAAAAAAACTTTTTAAAATTATCTCTAAACAATAAAACAAATATATTCTTTATAAGTGGTGTTGCAGGAAGCGCAAAAACATTTATATCAGTATTATCAGCACTAGAATTAATGAAAGTTCATGAGGAACTAGAATTAGTTTATATTAGAAGTTTAGCTGAGAGCGCGGATAAAAGTATTGGGGCTTTACCCGGATCTATAGATGAAAAATTTGATCCATTTTTATTACCACTAAAAGAAAAACTAGAAGAGCTTTTGAGCCCAGATGATATAAAAGAATTATTAAAAAGCCAAAGAGTAACTGGGATACCAGTGAATTTTTTTAGAGGCGCGAGTCAAAACAAAAAAGTGGTTATTGTGGACGAAGCTCAAAATATGACTTTCAATGAATGTCAAACTATCATAACAAGAATAGGAAAGCATAGCAAATTCTTCTTTTGTGGAGATCCAATGCAATCTGATATTGGTAGTAAAAGTGGTTTTGAAAAAATGTATAACATATTTGATAGTGAAGACGCGCAAGAATGGGGGATTCACTGTTTTGAATTTAATGAAGAAGATATTAAAAGAAGCGAAATATTAAAATTCATTATTAAAAGCCTTAAATCTCACAAAAAATAAGTTATAGTGTAAACTAATTGGCCAAAAGTTTTTATTTATTTTTATTATGAGTCATATATATTGCAGTAACTGCGCAGAGAAAATACAATTTTCAAGTAAAAAGCCAAAAGTTTGTCCATTTTGTGAAACCAGAATAGGCGAAACATTAATAAAAACACAAAAAAGTACATCTAGATCAGAAGAAATTAAAGACAATGAATTTGATATTGATATTGATAATTTAAAAATTGATTTTTCATCTGCCAATGTTATTATAGATGGAACAATACAACAAAGAACAACTTTACAGTCAGCATTAAACAAATCCTCTGAACAGGGGAACAGCCAATTTAAGATGGGCAAAAGGAAAAACAAATCGGACATAATTGATTACGGGGAATTTTCTAAAAACATGACAAAAGATTGTTCTCCCGCCTCAAAGTCTAAAGATATTTCCTAATCCCTTCTTATGCAAGACAGAAAAAGGAAAAGAATCTTCGAGGAAAATTACGAAGAAATAAATAGAGTCGTAACCTCCAAAAGAAACAAGTGGAATCTAAAGGCGATCCCTTGGATGAGTTTCGAGGATGTAAAACAATTAATATTTTTACACATATACGAAAAGCTGCACCTTTGGGACGAAGAAAAGGGAAAAATTGGCCCTTGGGTAAACGTAATAGCCCATAATAGAATAAAAAATATTCTCAGAGACAATTATTATAATTATGCGAGGCCATGTTTGGGATGCGAATTTAATTCCAGCAAAAAAGGCGGTAAATTTGTTCTTAATTCAGAAGAAAATGGTTGTACACTAACAAAATCTGGAATCCAATGTGAAGAGTGCCCAATGTATGCTAAATGGATAAGATCAAAAAAACAAGCATACAACATTAAATTACCCGTCCCCATCGAAACACAGGAAATTCCAATAGAGAATAGAAATACCACATATATAGACTACGAGGCTTCTGAAAATCTTTTGCACAAGAAGATGAGGCTTTCATTGACGATAAAAGATTATAAATGTTATGATTTATTATTTATACAAAAATTACCAGAGAAAATAGTTGCGGAAAAACTTGGATACATAACAAACGAAAAAAACAGACCCGCTGGTTATAATACAATAAAAAAATTAAAAAAGAATTTCCTTATTAAAGCAAAAAAAATAATGGAAGATGAGGATATAATAATTTAATATGACCACTTCAAAGGAACATACTCTTTCAAAAGAAGAAGAAGAATTTGTTTTGGCAAATTGTAAAAAGAACCCAAACATCAGTTATTTGGCAAAAGAATTAAGTGGCGGCAAGTATGACGGAAGAAGCAAACTCGGAAAAGCCATAGCTAAATTTTTAGTAGATAGAAATATTGATTATAAAACTACTAAATATAAAAAACTAGATTCTATAAAATTTAACCAAGACCAAATAAATTTCATTACCGATAAAGCTAGAAAAGGAATGAATAGTTTAGAAATAGCTACGTTAATTTTCCCAAATAAAAATATTAAGCCGCTTTGTTTTGAACAAAAAGAAATTGTTAGGGTTGTAAGAGAACTGGGTATAGATTCTAATGAAATATTTGATAAAAAGTATTCCGCTCCAAAATCAATGGGCAAAGTTATACAAAAAATCAACAAATATGTGAATGTTTCTCTTGAAGAAAACAAATTATCGCCAAAATACAAAAAGTCTATTGAAAATTTATTAAACTCAATGAACTCGCCGCGATTTGTTTATATGATGAACTCCTATGAAACAATTGAGGATAGAGAAATTTTTGAAAGCAATTTAATAAAATCAGTTTGGGATCAGCATGATATAACGGCAGATGAATCAAATCTTTATTTAAATTTATCGGCTGATTATGTTATGCTTAAAGATTTAGAAAGGCACAGAAAAAAGCTGACTAGATTATTTGATGAAGCAGAAGAAAAAGAGCACTCTGTAAAAATGGCGGAAATGCTTAAAGCAAAAAGTGGGGAATATGCTTCTTGCGCAGATAGAATCGAAAAATTAATCAACAAACTCAATGGTTCCCGCGCACAAAGAAAACAAAAACAATTGCAATCCAATGAAAGCATTTTGTCTTTGGTCGAGGCTTTTCAAGATGAAGAGGATCGAAAAAATATCCTCAAACAAGCCAAGATATATGAAAGAGAAAAACAAGACGAGGTGCAAAGACTTGAAACAATCGATGAATTTAAAGCCAGATTGTGGGGAATAGATACAAGCTTAATTTAAAATGTTAGTTCCAAAAGAAGTGCAGGAAAATATCTGCAAAGAATGTAGAAAAAAGTTTGATTCCAGAAAGGATCTTCATATGCACTTAAAAGAACATGATATGATAATGGCTGGTTATTATACAAAACATTATCCCAAATACAATCTTTTAACTAGGGAGCCAATGCCATTTAAAAAATTAGAATCTTATTTTGCAAAAGATTTTGATAGTAGAGATCAACTATTTGCTTGGCTAGAAAAACAAAACGATAAAACAGCAAAAGAATATCTATTCAGTGTCTTAAAAAAAGAAAGGGAATATCGGGAATCAGATATCGCGCCTAATTTTCTTGATTTGCAATTTTCAGAAAGGTTGCCGCAATTAAGCGTTTACCAAGAAAGCTTTGGTTCTTATATGAGAATCGCAGAAGAAGCTGGTTTTAATATATTTTACGACAAAAAATTACCAAAAAATTTTTTCACAAAAGAAATAAACGAAGTAATACAAATAGACACTAGAGAACAATTAGTTTTGGAATTTGAAAAATCTTTCTCAGAAAAACTTGATTATGGGGATTACTCCTTCTTGGATAGCAAATATTCTGTTGAAAGAAAAAATCTTGCGGATTTGCTTCAAACTCTTGGCAAAAATTTACCAAGATTCAAAAAAGAAATAAACAGATGCGTAAAAAACGAAGGCTATATGTTTATAGTTGTTGAGTGCGAGCTTGATGATCTGATTAATTATAACGAAGTAAACAATTTCCCTATTAATTTAAAAGCTGTGTATGCAAAAATAAGAGCTTTAACTGATGAATATAGAGAGAATATCCAATTTGTTTTTTCTGGCGGTAGAGAAGAATCTAAATTTTTAATACCAAGGTTATTGGATTTTGCCGAAGATTTAAAAAAAGTAGATTTGCAATACTTTATATCAAAATGTTAGTAGTAGGAGAACAGAAAAGAAGAAACCCAAGATTTCATAATATAAATGATGAAATAGAATCTATCGATGGCTATATAGAAGAACATAAAGCCAAAGTTCTCTTGTATAAATTCATGTATCATAACATAAGATGGACAACAAAGATGATAATGGATGTTGATTTGTATCCTATACAAGAAATAATGATTAAAACGATGTTTAATACTGATTATACTATTGGTGTTATTTCGCGAGGTGGAAGTAAAACTTACTTGTCATCTATTTATGCTGGTCTTTATGCTTTGATGAATCAAGGTGTTACTGTTGGTATTCTCGCGCCCTCATTTCGTCAATCAAAAATGATGTTCACAAAATTAGAGGATATCATGAACAATAAAAAAGCTGGCCCATTCAAAAAATGCGTAACAAAAGTTAGCAAAGGAAGCGACCAGTGGATAATGGAAATAGGAAGAAGCAAAATTCTTTCTTTGCCGTTGGGAGACGGGGGCAAGCTCCGTGGTTTTCGTTTTAATGTTATTATCTGTGACGAAATGTTGTTGATGCCAGAAAAGATTTACAATGAAGTTATAGTTCCCTTCTTAGGGGTTGTAGCCGATCCTAGAGAAAGAGAAAGAATCACAAAAATAGAAGATAAGTTGATAGAACAGGGCCAACTTACCGAAGAAGAAAGAACTGATTTCCAAAACAACAAATTAGTGAGTTTATCATCTGCGGGTTATACTTTTGATTTCTTTTATAGACTTTATTCTACATACATAAATTTTATTGAAGATCCTAATGAAGCATTAAAAAAAGCCAAAGAAGCGAATCCAGACAAAGAAATCGATGATACCGCAACAAGAGCAGTTTTTCAAGTTGCCCATGATGCTTTACCAAAAGGTTTGCATGACCAAAATCTTTTGAATCAATCCCGCGCAACAATGACAGAAGCCCAATTTAAAAGGGAGTTCGGCGCTGAATTTACAGACGATAGTTCTGGATTCTTTAATTTAAAAACAATAAAAGAGTGTGCGTTAAACATAGGTGAATATCCAATGGTAGAATTAAAAGGGGAGGGTGGAGAAAAATACATTATTGCTTTTGACCCATCTTGGGCTGGTAATGATACGTCAGATGATTTTGCTATTCATGTTATAAAACTTGTAGAAGAAAAAAAAGCGGGGATAGTTGTCCATAGCTATGCTTTGAGAGGCCAACAATTAGAGTCCCATATGAATTACTTCTTGTATTTATTGAAAAATTTTAATGTTGTCGGGATTATAGGCGACTATAACGGCGGGGATCAATTTATAAAAGCTTGCAATGAAAGCGCTTTATTTAAAGACCAAAATATTAATCTTGGAATATTTCCTTCTGTCAAAACAGAGAGTGACAATTCTGACGAAGGCAAAAGAGAGAGAAAAAAAGAGCTGCAAAAATTAAAAAGATTCTACAAGCCAGACTATAAAGATTATGTGTTTTTAAGAACTCCTTCTTCAAATTGGATAAGACAATCAAATGAAATGTTATGCAAAAGCTTTGAAAAACAAAAAATACTATTTGCTTCTAGACACAATCTGGAAACAAATATGAAAGATCTGAAAAAAATAGATCTAAAAAACATAAAATTTGACACAGAATTAAAATACAACGACAAAATTGAAGAACAAAGTAAAGTGATTGATTTCCTCGAAAAGCAAAGCGACAATATAGACTTAACCATAAACGAGACAGCTTTAATTATACAAAAAGTTTCTGCGCTTGGAAATAGAAGCTTTGACTTACCTGATAGTTTGAAAAGAGACAAAGGTAAGTATAAAACCCGTAAAGACTCCTACTCTGCTTTGGTGCTTGGGAATTGGTTTGTACAATTATATTATGAGATGAATAATATGTCAGACGAAGAAGAATACGGTGGTTTTACTCCAGTTATGTTTTAATTTCTACTTTCAAAGTAAAATTGTGTAAAAATATTTATGCCTGAAAAGACAAAAAGACCTTATAAAAAAAAGAATTTAGATTACTGGAACAAGAGATTGGGTAAAGAAACCCCTTCAAATACACCTAAAGTTTCTCATTCCGTGTCTTTCGGCGAAGATTGGGAACCAATGGGTGATGATTCGCCGAATTTATTTAATTCTAATCTCTCAAAAGCAAGAAGAAACAACTCTACTGGAACAACTGGTTCAAGATTTAATCAGGTTTTTGTTGATAGCAAAGATGCTAGATATCATAATATAGACCAATTAAATATGCCTTTCAGTACCACAAAACATGGTATAACAATGAGAAAGGCTATTGAGCTTACACAAAAAGCTTATGCCAATATTTCTATTGTAAGAAACACAATCGATATTATGTCTGAATTTGCGAATTCAGAAATGTACCTAGAGGGTGGAACAAAACAGAGTCGCGAATTTGTTAAATCTTGGCTAAAAAGAATAAACATAGAAAGCTTAAAAGACCAATTTTTCAGAGAATTTTACCGTTCTGGCAATGTTTTTCTTTATAGAATAAACGCAAAATTTTCTTTAGAAGAAATCGCACAGATTTCAAAAATTTACAATGTAAAAAGTTTAAATATTCCAATAAGGTATTTGTTATTAAACCCTTATGAAATTTCTTTGTATCACTCGTCTTCTTTCCATAATGGTAATTACCAAAAAGCTTTGTCTCAATACGAGTTAGAAAGACTTAGAGATCCAAAAACAGACAGGGATCAACAAATTTTCGATGCACTTCCAAAAGAAACGCAAAGGCAAATCAAAGAAGGAACTTGGTTGGATGATGGCCTTTATATTGAATTGGACCCAGAAAAGATAAGGTATTCTTTTTATAAGAAACAAGACTATGAGCCATTTGGAGTCCCTTTTGTTTACCCAGTATTGGATGATATAAACTGGAAATTAGAGCTTAAAAAAATAGACCAAGCAATATGCCGAACAGTAGAACAAATTGTTTTGCTTATCACAATGGGTAATGAACCAGAAAAAGGCGGTGTTAATCCTAAACACATCAAAGCTATGCAAAGCCTTTTCTTGAATCAAAGCGTTGGCCGTGTTTTGGTTTCTGATTATACAACTAAAGCTGATTTCGTTATTCCAGATTTAAAGAAAGTCCTTGGGAAAGAGAAGTACGAGATCGTAAACGAAGACATTAAAGAGGGCTTGCAAAACATTATTCTTGGAACTGGTTCTTCTAGTGAGGGTAAATTCGCTAATCAAATGATTAAAACAAAGATATTCTTAGAAAGAATCAAAGAACCAAGAGCTAATTTTAAAACTTTTATTCAACAAGAAATTGATGATATCTGTGAACAAGCTGGATTTCAAAAGTCTCCTACAGCGGAATTTCAAGAAATGAACCTAAAAGATGAAAATGTTGTCAATAGAGTCGCACAAAGGTTAATGGAGTTGGGGATATTAACACCAGAGACTGGAATTGAATTCTTAAAAACAGGGGTTTATCCTACAAAAGAAAAATTAGAAGAATCACAAAAAGAATTTTTACAACAAAGAGAAGAAGGACTATATAATCCTATTGTTGGTGGAACTCCAGTGGGGAAAGAAGAAAATGGGGTGGCTAGCGGTGCTAAAAAACCACCTATTTCATCTTCTGGCCGACCTTCTGAATTAGCACAAAAATCTTCTGCGAGTAAAAAAGAAGTTCTTTATAAAAAAGACATTGCTGATGTTGTTTTTGCAATTTCTGAATTAGAAAAATACGGAAAAGAAAAATACAAACAAAATCAAGCAAAAAAAAGAATTACAAAAAAAGATCAAAAGTTTATAGATCATATGGTTGAATCTGTTGTCGCTTCTAGTGAAAACAAAGATTGGCACAAAAATATAGAGAAAGTTTCTAAAGACATTAATTTGTTAACATCTTTTGATACCAATCCAGAAATATATAATATCGCCGAAAAATACAATGAAAATATATTCAATTCCGCTATTATATATCACAGCAAAAAATTTCACAATAAAGATAAATAAATGTAAAACATATAGATATGAAAATTAAATCAGACTTTTTAACAGAAAAAATGGCTCAAAAATATGCCGATGGGGTCAAAGAAAAATTCGGTTGCGTGCCAACATTAAACAAAGCTTCTGTAGAATATGACATTTCCTATTGGAAAGAAAACAAAGCGTCTGACATGACAGAAGAAGAAGTTATGGCTTCTACTCCAACTTACGAAGAAATGGATAGAAGTATTTCCTATGTTTACGATCATATGAATTATAAATTTGACGCAGTTAGAGAAGAAATGGGCTACTTCATGAAAATCCTCCAAAATCACATGAAAGGACATCTGCCGAACGTAAAAAGTAACGAACAATTATCGAAAGCTATTAAAGCTCTTGGTTTAGAAGGGGAATACGAAGTTTATAAGCCAATGATTTCTGTGGCAAACAAGAAAACTGGCGAAATCATTGTTGGTTAATGTTTGATGAAATTCAAAGAGCGGTATTTAAAAGTAATATCACAAAAATTGAAGACATTCATTCGAAAGAAGAATTGTGTGATTTTTCTTGTGCAAACTTAGATAACATACAAAAAATTGTCGGCAATGAAATAGACTTTTCTAAAAATGTCGATTTGTTGTCTGTGGCCTTCCCAATTACTGTTGTTAATCAAATTAATGAAAATGGCGAGGCTTTAATTAGCCCAATTGCAACAGAAGTAATCGATTACTTTAAACACAAACCAACAAATATAGAACACAAGCCACAAAAAGTTGTTGGTCATATGATTGATGTTTCTTTTAATGAAATGGAAACATATGATATCTTAAAGCCAAAAGATATTAAAAAAAGAAAAGACCCTTTTTATTTAAGCGCGTCTGCTGTATTATATAAACTTGGAAACCCAAATTTTATTGATTTAATTAAAAGGTCTTCTGATCCAGAAGATTCAATGTACCAAGCTATATCAGCAAGTTGGGAAATTATTTTTAAATATTATGCAATCGCAGTTGGCAGCAAAAACATAGAAGAATGCGAAATATACACGGAACCAAAAGACATATTAAAATATAAAAAATATTTGAAGAAATTTGGGGGATCTGGAAAACTTAGAGACGGAACTCCAGTGGGGAGAATTATTTTGGGGCCAGCTTTACCAGTTGGGATTGGTTTTACTACTAACCCAGCGGCTAATGTTAAAGGCGTATCTGTAAATATTGGCGAAGAAGATTTGATAGAATTAGTAGATAAAAAAACATTACTAAGCATAGATGGAGAAGAAATAGAAAGTATATTTAATACAGCTAAAAGCGACTCTTGTAAAGAAGAAAATAAAGAATTATTACAATTTTTTGATAAACCAGAAAAAAATATTTCACATAATAATAAAAACACTGTAAATAACAATAAATCTAAAAATATGGAACTCGAAACACAAATCAAACTATTGTCGTCTGAACTTGATAAATTCAAAGATGCCTTCAAGACTGATAAAGCTGAAGAAACAAAAGCGAATTTAATTAAAGTTGTCGAATCAACTCTTAAAGAAAAAAATCAAGAGTGGGTAGAAAAAATCGAAGCTGAAAAATCTGCAAGAGAAAATGAAAAAGCTGAAAGACAAAAACTTTCAGACACAGTAGATTCTCTTAAAGAAACAATTGATTTTCTTAAAACAGAAAAAGCTCAAGCTAATCAAGAAGCTTTGGTTACATCAAGAATGGACGAAATTCTTGAAAAATACGAATTATCGACTGCCGCTAAAAAACAAGTTTTGAATCAAATCAAACAAATCGGCGAATCTGACGAAGATTTCGAAAACTATAAAAAAGACACTTTAGAAGTTATTTTTGCATCTTTTGATAAAGAAGCAATTGAAAACGCTAAAGAAGAAAGAATCGAAGCTATTAAAGTAGAAGCTAAGAAATTAGTCGAAGCTGAAACAGAAAAAATTAAAGCTGCTGCTGAAAAAGTTTCTGGCCTTACTTTTGAAGAAATTCTTTCTAAAGCAAGCGAAGAAGGAACAGACCTTCCAAATTCACAAAGGGTTGAAGAAGAAGGCGATCTTGTTGATAAGATCGTATCAAATCTTAAATCAGAAAACGTAAACGTAAAATAAAAAAACACAAAAAATTAAATTTATAAAAAATCATGAGTAAAAGACTAAAACCATATCGCCAAGTAGCGGAAGAAGACATCATTAACGGATTGTTCTCTGCTGATACACAGACTCTTGATCAAGGAGTTCTTGTTTCTATCTCAGCATCAGACGGCTCTAAAGATCCTGTTGAGTATGTTGATTCTTCACAACTTGGAAAAACTGATTACGCGCATATCGGTGCAGACATGTATCCTGTTGTTCCTAATAAGTTCACAACCGCAGCTAGTGGGGCAAGAGCAGCAGACGTTCTTGGTATCACACTTTTCGAAGTAGCATATACTGACGAAAACGGAGAAAAATACCTTTATTACAAGCAAAAAAGAATTGAAAATCAAATCTGCTTGAGTGGTGAAGCTGTCCCAGTTGCATCAAGAGGTGTCTTTGAAATTACTAGCGGTAATTACGCTGGGACACCAACTCACGAAACTTACGCAATCGTAGGTGGCGATGGTAAACCAGAAGCTGTTACATACGTTGGTCTAACAGGAATGGGACTAACAATGGAAAACGTAATCGGCAAGTTCTTGTCAACACCACAAAGCGGTTCTAAACAAGACAACTCGGTTCTATTGAAATTGAACATCTAATTTAAAAAAGGAAATTTAAAATAATGAATATTACACTAAAACACACAAAAGATCATGTAGAGCTAGTTAAAGCTATGGCTAGTAACGATATTGCTCTTGCTAATAAAGCTCAATTGGCTGTTGCAGAATTTATTGAACCAGTTCTTAACGAGGTTATCAATAAAGCCCCAACCGTTTCAAATCTTTTTACGACAGAAACTTTTAATGAAGATAGTTCACCAAGTCTTCCTTTGGATCTTTATTCCGATATTGAAACAGAGGATCACCTAAGAATTTGGTCGCAAACACAACCGGGCGGGTTGGCAACTAACATGGTACTTCCCCCTCAACAAGAGTTGAAGTTCATGACTTACTCTCTTGATAGTGCTTACGGTTTCGAAAAGAAATACGCAAGACAATCTAGATTAGGTGTTGTTGGAAAAACATTCACAAGAATGTTGCAAGAAGTAATGATCAAAGAGGAAAAGACAACTGCTTCTCTTATCATGAGCGCTTTGGCTAATGCCACAACAAACGGTTCAAAACACGTTTTCAGAACTGGTATCAAAGGAAGATTTCTTCCTGACGACCTTAACAAGCTTAGAACTCTTTCTAAAAGAATCAACTCTGCTTGGAATAGAGGTACACCAGAAACTCGTGTAGGTCGTGGTTTCACAGATTTGATTCTTTCGCCTGAAATGATCGAAGAAATCTACGGAATGGCTTATAACCCAATCAACACTAAAGGTGGTGTTTACACTTCGATTGGAACTCCTAGTAACACAACTGCTGGTGACGCCGCAATTGCGGCTCCTGATAGCGTTAGAGAACAAATGTTCAATGCTTCTGGTCTATCAGAATTCATGGGCGTTTCTTTGATGGAAATCAATGAGTTGGGTGTTGGACAAAGATTCAATGATATCTTTGTAGCAAAAGCTGGTACGACAACATACGCAGACAACTATGCAACCCCAAAAAATGGTGGGAGCGCACAAGCAATCCAAAGTGATGAAGAAATCATCCTAGCGATTGACTTGGGAAGAGACTCACTATTCAGAATGGTCGCCGTTGATGCAGATAAGGGTTCGCAGTTCACAGTTTCACCTGACAATCAATTCATCGTTGATCGTAGAGGTAAGATTGGATTCTACGGGGGCAGAGAAGCGGGCCACGTTATCTTGGATGACAGAGTTCTTACTGGACTTATTTCCTAAGCTAAAAAACAAAACATTTACAAACCCGCCTATTAAGGCGGGTTTTTTTATCTCTAATAAACCGAAAAAGTGTAAAAAATACTATGGAAAAAAATATTGGCAAAAAAATAAATTCAGATAAAGAATCAATAGATTCCATTCTTTATACAAACACTAAAAATAGGCTTTTAACTTATTCAGTTTCTTCATTCAAAGATTTGGTAAATAGATCTAGCAATGTCGAATTGGATGAATTATGTGCAAAGTTTAGGGTTTCGATTGGCCTACCGAATCAATTAAAAAGAGAAAAACTAAACAAAAGCTTTGTTTCTGAAAAATCAAAATCTAATATTGATCAATCTGAAAGCGGTGGGAACCTTTTTGACAAAGACGGTGTTTTGCCTGTTGAAAAAAGAAGGGATTTGGAAAACTGGTTGAGATCATAAATTATGTCTTTGAGCGGATATGCAAATCAAATCTGGGAAAATGAGTTTGATTCCAACACTGGAATTTCTGAAACTTATATTTTTTACTGGTTACAAAATAATATCGGCAATCTAAATGTATTATTAAATACTGAGTTTGTGGTTAGCGGGGATAATTTTGAGCCTGTTTTTTGCGCAGAAGAAAGCGGAATTTATACCCAATACTTTTTAAAAGAATACTACAAGAAAGAGTCTAGAAAGGTCTTACAAAATATAACCTCACCATTGGGCCAAGTTGATTGGATATCGCTTTCAGAAGGCGATACTACAATTAAAAGAAATAATAGAAATGAAGTTGCTAAAACCTTAATTCAACAAAGCAAAGACGCTGGAATAGAATTAAAAGATTTGGTTTTCCAATATAACTATTATAAAAGCGGGCCAAGACAAGTTGCTGGCGTTGATGGAAACTAATAATGTCATTGTTAACTGCACAGCAAAAATCAAGTATCCAAAGCGTATTTGACAAAATTCATAATACGTTCAAAATACCTATTTCTATATACAAAAAAGAAAAAGTGGTATTTATAGCAACAAATGATACTTATAATGCTTTATATGATAGAGAAAGGAACTCCCCGCAACAAAGAGAACAAGTTAAAAAATATGATAAATTTGCGCGGGTTTTATATGACCAAAAGCAAGAAAAAATATTTTTAAATTCCCAAACAAATGTTGGTATACCAGATCCTTTGGGCGAAGTTAGATTAAAAGTTGATGAAGAAACTTATAATTTAATAAATGGATCAGAAAGAATCGAATTAGACGGAAGATCTTGGAATTTACATGGAGATCCAGCTAGAACTGGCCCTTTTGATTCTCAGTATTATGTTTTATATTTAAAAAGAGAGGAATAGTATGAAATACAAATTTGGAACATTGAAAGCGACTCTCGAAAGAAATATTAATAAACAAGGCAAAGAAAAAGTTCGAGGAATGGTTGTTGGCAGAGTTAATTCTGCCCAGAAAAAAGCATTAAAAGCATTTGACAATAATCCATACACAAAAGAAATAGAGGCTGGTAGGTTTGCTAGGAGTAGGATTTTAAATACGGGAAATTTATACTCATTTCTTGGTTTTCCTTATAACCCAATTCCAACAATTAGAGCTATTTTAGAAAAAAAAACTAGGGTTTCTAAGGGGAGAAAGATAAATTCTAAAAACAGATACAGATTTATAATTACTGGCCCACAAATAGAAGATGTTTATTCTGTCACAGACAATCAATTACCTTGGATTAGCGGAAGAAGTTGGGTCGAGATGTTAGACAAGGGAATAGGTAATTATTCTAATTATTTATTTAGTCCGGGGAAAACATTTCCACAATCAATTTCTGGAACAGCTATACAAACAAAAACAACACAAAGAGGCGACAGCCAATCAGTTCAAAGTTCTTATATAAAACAAATATTAGAAAATTATAAACAAGATATATTAAAAGCTTCATTATAATGAAAACTCAATATTCACATACAATTCCCGGTTCCATTTATTTATGGGCAGATAAGCTTTTGAACGAAAATGAAGGTTACTATGCTAAAGACACTTATATTTTTGAAAAATATTCTGGTGGAAATGGTTATACAGAATATTACGCTCCATATAAAAATTTTAAATTTAATAATGATCAAGGTTATTCATATTCAGGCATTTACATAGATGATCAATTCGTCAACTTCGGCGAATCTGGCATTATAATCGATAATGAAAAGGGTAGAGCTTTGATTCCCGATCCATTGGTTTCTTCAAACGAATCAGTTAGCGGAGAATTTTCCTCAAGAGAATTTGGTATATATTTTTCAAACGAATCAGAAAACGATTTGCTCATAAATAAAAACTTTTATTTAATAGACCAAGATCAAACATACTTTGATTATCTAAACAAGCAAGATAAATACGATTATACATATCCATCTATTTTTATTGGTTATGATGGAAATCAAAATTTTGGATTTGCTTTAGGGGGAATGAAAGACACAAAATCTTACATTAGACTTGTTGTTCTAAGCGAAAATCAATATCAATTAGATGGCGTTTTATCTGTTTTTGATGATGAATTGCATAGTTGTATAAAAAAAATTGATTTTGACGATTTTCCCTTGGGTTTTTCAGATTCCTTGAAAACTGGCGAATATCCTTTCAATTATGGAACCTATTTTTCAGAAAGAGAAAACAACGAAAATCTATTCATCGAGTCAATAAATACTGCAAAATTAAAGGATAACACTATTATATCAAAACAAAGTGTTCCAAAATTTTATGTTGGCTTTGTGGATATAACACTTTCTAACCCAAGAAACATAATTTAATTTTCACAAACAAAGAAAAAAACTGTAAAACAAGTTAGTAAATATATATTATGGCTACAAGAAAAAGATTTTATTATAATAACGCGGTTGTTTACGCTTCTTCTGGAGGTGCAACAGGCGATCACTTTAACAGCGGAACAAGCGGGGTAAACCTTCTTAGACAAATTCACAGAGCGCAAAGTGTTAGTACTGATGTCACTATCAATAGACAGGATATCAATCAATTGGGTGAGCTTGCTGGTAAAAGAAAAATTATCGATCCTGCTACAGTTGGTTTCAACTTTGCTTATTATTTAACAGACGGCTCAAACGAATCAAAATTGGGATTTTCGACTGTAAATACACAAAGTTGCATATCTGATATTATCAGAGGAACAAAAGAAGAAAAAAATTATTTCATTCTTCAAGTCGGCGAGGGTGAAGATGCAATGAAAACATCTGATTATACATCAACAGAAAGAAATGCCCATATTGTTGCCGCTCTTGGTAATGGATTTATTAATTCTTGGGCTTTAGAGGCTTCTGTCGGCGGAATTCCAACAGTTACAATCGGAGGGGATGCTTTAAATGCCGCTTTTTATACTGGTTCTACTGATCTAGCAAGCCCAGCTATTAATCCTTCTGACGGATCTCAAGTAACTGGAAAACCATTTACAATTCCATTTGCAACAACTGGTGCTATGGTTGATTGTTTAAGACCGGGCGATATGGTTTTAAGTTTGGGCGGGAGCCTTCCTTTCGGTGGTCCAGAAATTAATACTTTGAATGTTCAAAGCATTTCTTTGAATGTCCCACTTGATAGAGAAGACCAAAATAAAATTGGAAGTAATTTTCCTAACGCAAAACTAATAACTTTTCCTTTGACTGCAACATTGGATATTACAGCAGACGTAACAAATTTCACTACTGGTAATTTGGCTAGCATCTTTTGTACAACAGAATCAAGAGATGTGAGCGTTACATTCAAAAAACCATGTAATGGTCCAGTTCAATTTATATTGGAAGGAAAAGGAATGGAATTAGACAGTCAAAGTGTTTCACTTGATATTGGTTCTAATGAATCAGTCGATATTTCATTCTCAGTTCAAATTGGTGGTCCTAATGATACTGGAAAGGGAATCTTCTTTTCTGGAATATAATTAACACCAAATTGGGGAAAATAGCCCCAACTTTAAAACCCTGCTCAAAAGGCGGGGTTTTTTTGTGTATTTTATTTAAATTCTTTTTATTTATAGTAAACTAGTGTAAAAATATATAAATTATGAAATTAAAAGATAAACAAATACTCCACAAGTATATTCACAGAGACTTCGAGGAAAAAGAAGTAACTGTAATAGAAAAACAAGAAGACGGTTCCGAAAAAAAAGTTTTAGAAACAAAAAAGATTCCAGTCGAAAAAGAATTTGTTTTTAAATTGCCGAATCGTTTAGAAATGGAAGATTTAGAAATGTTTTATTCTATAAAGGTCAATGAATTCGTAAAAAAGGGATTAATGACTAAAGATATGATAATGAAGCAATATCTGGATAATGGCGGAGAATTATCAGATAAAGAACAAATGGAGTATCTTGAAAAATCAAAAGAATTATTCGAGGTCCAAAACGAATATTACTTAATAGCTTCTAAAGATGAAAAAACGGAAATAGAAGAAAAAAGAGAAGAAGAACTTTTTGATAAAATTTATATTTTAAGAAGAGAGCTTGTGGCTTTTGAAGAAATCAAAAATAACATATTTAATCATACTGCTGATAATAAAGCAAGAAACAAAACTATACTTTACTGCATTCTATTCTTTACTTATGAAAAGGGTGAAGACGAGGATTTTAAAAGCTTTTTCAAGGGAAGGGATTTTGATGGAAAACAATCTTCTTTTTATCAAATGGAAGACAATTCTTTTGAAGAAGAGGGGACTAACGAAAGCATATTATTTAAATCTATTTTCGATAGAATGAGTACTGTGGCTTTATTTTACTTCTTGCATAATATCACAGATAGAAAAGAAATGGATGATGCCATAAACGACCTCAACAAACAAAGCGAAAGAGAAGAAGAATTCGACAACAAAGTTTCGGAAGGCATTGATAAAGAAAATGAATAATGCATTCAAAAAAAGAAATATATTATTCTATAATGCTGTCTGAAATATGTAGCGGATATACTAAATTCAACTTCCAGAAAAAATTAATCTTCTATAAGCACCCAAATTGTTTTGATATCGCGAAGTTAAAAGAAAAATATCTGTATTTTTTAAATCGCGCTAAATCTGCTGAAAAGAAAACAAACGAAGAACTAGAAAAAGAATTTAAAGAAAACGGCCTTTGGGGGATCGAACAAGAAAAAAAAATAAAAGAAAAAAGAAATTATTTAGAGGGCTTAAAAGATAATCTTGAAAAAGCAAAAACAAAACAAGAAGAAGAAATAATAGAAAAAAATATTAAAGAAACAGATAGAGAAATTTCTCTTTTATTAAATGAAAAGGACAAATTATTTTCTGATTCTTTGGAAAATTACGTTGAAAAAAAAGTAAAAGAATATGAGCTTTTCTATTTATGCTTTAATGATAAAAATTTTAAAGAAAGATATTTCGAAACAGAAGAAGATTTCAACTGCTTGAATATAAATGAAATAACAGAATTTAAAATAAGCGTATATTCAGAATTAAGAAGTCTTTCTGCAAAAAAAATTGAGTTATTGATATTGTCTAACTACTTTCAACCTATATTTGGAAGTAATACAAAAGAAAGTATCCCTTTTTATTTTTCTACAAAACAAGAAGATAGAACCTATTTTCAAAATATTTTTACATATTATTGGCAAATTTATAATGGTGTCATAGAAGCTGATACCCCAAATTATATAAGGGAAGACCCAAATAAATTAATAAAATACATAAAAGCAAAAAATAATAAGGAAAAAAGGAAAATGTCGCCGAAAGACAAAGATTCTCAAGAAATGAATATAAATCAAGTTGATTTTTCAAAAGTTAAAAATGCAAATGATTTATAATAAAAAATATTAACCTAATATAGTGTTTTGGTGTAAAAAATAAAAATGCCAAATGATATAATACTTGATACTTCTTTAAACCTGTCTTCAGCTAGTGTTGCTAGGGTTGATGCCAAGCTTAGAGGTTTGCAATCTAGGGTTAATCCCATTAATCTATCTATTAATTCTAGAAAGTTTACAGAACCATTGGGTAGAATAAGTTCTAGCGTTGATGAATTTAATAAATCTCTTGATGCTTCGAACGCTCGTGTTATTGCTTTTGGGGCTTCTGTCGGTATAATTTATTCGATACAAAGAGCCTTTAAAGAATTGCTTGTTACAGTTGTAGACGTAGAACAAAGAATCGCGGATATTCAAGTTGTTTTTAACTTGCCTACGCAAAAATTAGAAGAGTTCAAAAAAGGTCTTTTTGATGTAGCTAAAAATACTGGGCAATCTTTTACTGTTGTTAGCGAGGCCGCAACAGAATTTTCTCGTCAAGGTTTGAGCGCTGTAGAAACTTTAAAAAGAACAGAGCAAGCTTTGATATTAACAAGACTATCTGGATTAGATGCCGCCAAATCTGTTCAAACTGTTACTGCCGCAATAAACACTTTTAAAAATGAAGCTCTTGATGCAACCACGATAGTAAATAAATTCGCCGCTGTTGATGCTGCTTTTGCTGTTAGTTCTGCTGACTTGGCACAAGCTATTCAAAGATCTGCCGCCGCTGCTGAAGGGGCCAAAATATCTTTTGACCAATTGCTATCCGCGACAACAGCAATCCAAGAAAGAACCGCTCGTGGTGGTAATGTTATTGGTAACTCATTAAAAAGTATTTTTACAAGATTGCAAAGGTCTAGAGTTAGAGAAGTAATTGAGGGATTGGGGGTCGCGACTACAGAAACAAACGGAAGTCTTAGAAATGGTATAGACATTTTAAGAGATTACGCTAATATATATGATACTCTTAGCGACCAAACAAGGGCTTATACTGATGAGCAAATTGCGGGTCTTTTCCAAATTAACAACTTGAAAGCTTTGGTTTCTGACTTAAAAAATGAATTTAGTTCTTACAATGGGGCTTTAGAAAAATCTATTTCTGCAACAGATGAGGCTCAAAAAAGAAATGCGGAACTTAATAAAACAATTCAATCTTTGGGAACAATATTGCTCAACCAAATAAGAGAATTGTTTAGTAAAATAGGTGAAAGCGGATTAGGAGATTTGCTAAAAACAATAACAAAAGCCGCGATTGGTCTTTTTGGCGTTTTATCGGAAAATGCGGGGTTGATAACTAGTACTTTGGGGCCACTAATTTTAGGTATTGGTTCTTCTTTGGCTATAAATATATTATATAAAACTGTAACTTTCATAAAAAAAATTGTAACATCATTTTCTATATATGGTAAAAGGCAAGTACAAGTAAGAAATGTACAGCAACAAATAAATAATTTATTGGCTGAAAATCCAGCTTTATACAGTAAAATAATTCAATTAGAAGGAAATGTTTTAGCCCAAAGCAGATTAATTAGTTCTGAATTAGAAAAACAATTATTGGTAAGGCAAAGAATGTCTAATTTAACTCTTGGTATAGCTGGATCTGTCACTGGGAGAAGGGTAGCTGGAGGGGGAAGAGTTAGTGGGGGTTCTAATTTTGCCGCTGGGAGAAATCCACTTGTGGAAGAATTAATTGCAATCGAAGCTGGCGTAGGCGGAGCTAGAAATTCTGCTATGCCAAAAATAATAAAAGACTTTAATTACAGTAAAAATAAAAAAGGTACTGCTGTTGTCAATACTGACGAATATATAGTTAAAAATTATAAGGGGACTGGGGCTGATGCTGTTTTCAATAGAGACATGATCAGAAAAATGGGTTTCCCGATTGGTGCAAAAAAGGTTAATTTTGGTTTTGGTAATATGTCTAATATTGTTGAAAATATGGCTGGTGGATTTTTAAATTCTAATGACGTAGAAAGAATAATAGAAAAAGAAAAAGTGGGTCAAACATTAACTAAAGGCGAGATATCAAAATTAAATAATTCTGTATCGACAAATGGAAATTTTTACAAAAATCTCCCAACAAATACAAGGCAAGCTTTATCTAGAATAAATAATAATTATTCTGAAAAATTTAGACAAAATTTGCCATTTGGTCCAACTGGCGGTGAAAATAGACCCGTAAAAGGGGGTTTTAACCCGCTTGTTTCTGGCGAGACTAGAAGATCTGAAGCCCGAGGAATATTATTAAAAAGAAAGAGAGCAAAAGATAAAAAAGATAGGGAAGAACAAATAAGAAGATCTACAAAAACAAAAGTATTAGGGAATATAGGAATAACTAGATTGGGCACGAGAACATCTGGTGATGAACAAATATCAAGATCGGGGGAAAGGTTGTCTGGCGGAGGCTTTAATAATTTTAGCCAAAGATCTGATGAAAATTTTAAAAATTATAACGTAAAACGGGCTACAGACAGAATAGAATCAAATCTTGGAAAATTTGATCCAAATTCTGAATCAATATCTAATATTTTAAAAGGAAATATAAGTCTTGAAGATGAAAGCAAATTAAAAGCTGACCCTAAATTTTTAAGAGAATTAACTGGAAGAACACAATCTTTAAAAAACACCCAAGAAGGAAGATCTTTAAACGCATCAAGTTTAGCAACAGTAAAATTACAAAGAAAATTAAAACAAGCAGAAATAGATGATTTTAATGAATCTAAAGCTTTCGGCAAAAAGATAACTAATGTAACAGAAATAAAAAATAAAGAAAATATCAAAGATTTAAATGCGCTTCAAGAAAAAGAAATAAGTTTAAAAAAAGAAGGAAATAAATTACTATCTGTAGAAAGAAGACAAAGAGAAAGCCTAAATAGATCAATCCCAAAAACACAAAAATTGTTGTCGCAAGGTTTTATAAAAAGAAATGTTAAAAAGGGGGCTGGAGCCGCTTCTAATTTTATTACTGGAAGAAATCTAAATGAAGACCAAAAAACAAGAAGAGCAGGTAAAATTTTTGGGGGAAGTTTACTTTTGTCCGTTGGGGCTGGCTTTCTTGCCGATAAAGTAGAAAATGAATCTGTTAGCGGTGGCTTGAGTGGTTTCGCCGCTGGAGCTTCCTTCGGTTCTCTTTTGGGTCCAATCGGGACAGTGGTTGGCGGTGCTATCGGGGCTATTGCTGGGTCTGGGGTCGCTGGGGGAGCTATAGATTTTATTTCAGATGGCTTTTTTGGAACAACAAAAGGGGAAGATAAAAAATCAGATGAAGAACTAGACCAATTCAATCAAAAAGCTTCTGAAGAATTAAAAACAAGAGAACAAGATTTTAATGCAAGTAGGGAATATTTAAAAACTATTGAACAATATAATAGGGCAATCGAAAATGGTGATGCTGGGAAAGCTAAAAAATTAATGAATGAAGCCAACTCATTTTTGAGTACAATTTCGAATGAAAAGCTTGTTGATAGTTTAAAAAAATCTGGTAAAAATTTAGAAGATCTATCAGAAAGCATTAGTTCTTTTCAAAAAGTAAGCCAAAAAAAATCTATTTCATTGGATTTAGTGAATCAAATAAATGGTTTCAACGAAGGAGATACAACTGGTTCAAAATCTGGAATAGATGCTTTCATTAAAAGCATAAATGGATCTCTTTCGACTCTTACGGCTGGTTCTAATTTAGACGCTCTAAAAGATTCTATAGATAGATCATTTGACTCAGAAAATGTAATTGATTCTTTGTCGGGTGTTTTTTATGAATTAACAGGCGGAAATTCTGAAACTACAGGGGAATTAATAAACAGAGTTAATGATATTTTCAGAAATGAAGGCCCAGAAGCCGCTGCCCGTTTAGCAAAAGAAATAGTTGAATCTATTTCTAGTAGTATAGATGGAATAAAATTCTCTAACGAGTCTATTGAAATAGAAAGTGAGATAGCTAAAAAAATAGCTAAATTTAGAAAAAGAACAGAAGATTTCTTGGACGATTCTTTCCGATTTTTTACAAATAAAATTAGAAGGTCTGAATTAAATGATCAAATTTCTTCATTTGGAGAAGAACAGCAAAGATCTTTTAGGGTTTCTTCGGGAAGTTTAACTTCTGAACAATCGAATATAATAAATTTAGAAAATAAAAAATCACAAGTTGGTAAAAATTTAAATTCTGATGTAAGAGATGAATTGATAAAATTTGTTGAAGTCAAAGCAAATGAATCTGAAATAGGGGGAAGAGGTAAGATATTTGCTGAAAACATAACTAGGGGTTTGGTTGACGGGGATATTAGCGGGGTAGAAGAACTTAAAAAAGCAATCGAAGAGTCTGATTTCAATAAAGAATTCGACACAAGAGAATTGCAAGATAAAATAAATGAATTAATAATAGGAAGCGAGAAAAATTTCAAACAATATTCTATAGAAATTCAAAGGGCTTTAAAAGAGCAAACGATTCAACAAGTAAGAGCTTTATCTAGTAATTCTGATGAAGAATTGAATAACTCTTTTTCTGGCCTTTTTGATTCTACAGAAAGAAAATCTGGCGTCAATGATCTGGACGCGGCAAGAAATCAATTTAAAGCACTTAGAGATGTTGGATCAAAATATGGAGTAAGTTTGCTTGGTGAAGAAGACGTTGCTACGGAAGCGAGATTAACAAAAGAAAATGGTTTAGAAGAATTATCAAATTCATTTTTTAATAGTCAATTACCAGAAGGCGGTACAGATATAGGGGAAGAACAAAGAAGGAAAGAAAAGGCTCGAAGAGAATTGCTTGTAAAAAGGGCTTCGTTAACAGATGAGGAAGTTGATTCTGGTGTTTTTATTAATGATAGTGGCGAAAGAGAAATTATTAAAAATAAATCTTCTGCTAGAATATCAAGGAATGCGTCTAGAAGCCGATTAGCAAGAGAATCTGGTAGAGTAAATGATGATTCGTTAGTTGGTGCTTTAAAATTTTATAATAAAGTTAGAGAAGGTATTAGCGGAATAGATACAAATATACTGCAAGCCCAACCAGAAGATGCTTCTGTAGATGATGGTGGGTTTCAAAATCAATATGGTATTGAAGAAAAAACTAGAGAGGAATTACAAAATGATAGTTCTAAACTTGTTTCTGGGGAATTGCAAAATCAATTAGTTGAAAATTCCAAAAAATTTCAATCCGATTTGCTTGAAACAGATAACGAAGAGGAATTATTTACAAAATTACAAGATAATTTAGCCGAATATGAAAAAATACTAGGAGAGACACTTGTTCCGACTGATTTATTTAAGCAAGTACAAAAAGAGATTGGAAAAGGCAAAGATTTCAAAGAAGCGGTTTCTATTGTAGAACAAAGACAAAGAAGTAATGTTTTCGACCAATTAGAAAATGTTGATCCAAATAATATAGAATTCACAGACGCCGAAAAAGAATTACAAAGAAAAAGAAGAGGCGCTGTAGATGAAACCAAAAATGAATTAATACTAGACGAAATAAAAAATGTTTTTAATTCTTTACCGGGAATATTGCAACAAGCATTTTTATATTTAAATGCTATTGTGAGCATAGAAGATTTTACAATCGATATTAATGTTCCAGATGAATTAAAAGCTGATGCTTTAGCTGACGTCATTAAAGCAGAAGTAAAAAGACAAATGAACACATTTACAGATCAGAGGGGCAACAATTTACCAGACGATGGTCTTAACTCTCCACCCGCTGGATAATAATGAACCTTATATTAAATGACGCGCAACTATTAGATTACAATATAGAAAACCAGTTTTTTGATTCGGAATTTAGACTTAATCAATTAAAAACGCTTTCTATACAAGGTAATATATATGATACCACCCAAACAATCGGGGTAAAAATAATAACTTCTGGGATAGAAGTTTTTAGGAGCGGCTTGACTGGTGATAATCAATACATATATATGAACGGTCATAATTTTGGAAGAGGTAAAATAACATCTTTTTCTTTTCCAGAGGGAATCCAAGTCCAACAAGCCCCTTACAACCTAGAAATAGAAATAAGGGATACTGGAAATCTAGAATATATAACTGGAGACTATTTTAGCGGCCTAAAAAGTATATTCGAAGAAGTGGCCAATCCATCAACTTTTATCAAAGATTTTTCTGAAAGTATATCTGTTTCTAGATCTTCAATAGATACTGGTGTTTCTTTGGGAAATAGAAATTTGGGCGATTTTTCTTATAACCATGATTTAGATGTTTCTTTTGATGTGGGAAGTGGCAATTTATATCCAAATGTTAATATGGCTCATAAAATTACCAAAGAAATTTTTCAAAAAAATATAGACTTTGGATTTTTAGAAACTGGGTGTTATGGTTTATTTGGCGCAAACTACAAAAGATTAAAAAACCAAAACATAGATATAATCAATGGAACATTTTCTATATCAGAGTCTTTTTCTTCGCAAAATTTTAATCCATCAAAAAATTATGGGATTGTAGAAAGTGTTTCATTAAAAACTCAGGATAATGGGTATTTAGATGCGGTATATAATGCGTCCATAGAATCTTTAACATCAAATTACGAAGACGATATTTCTGGCGCTTTAAGTTACACAAAAACTGGAGCTTATCATGTTGCTTCTGGTATTTTTGAAAAATATTATTCCGGCACAACTATAAGTGGCTTGATAAATTCAAAGATTTCCGAATCAATAAACAAAAACAAATTTGACGGAAATACAACTTACTCTGCTAATTTTACAAACAACCCATCTTTAAACAAACATTATACTTTTACATATGAAACAGTTATTTCTGAAGACCAAGACCAAGTTGTTACTATTTCAGAAAATGGAAATTTTGTTGGAAAAGGCGACAATGCATTTGAATATGCGAAAAGCGGATACAACGATTTAGCTACCACTGGCAAAGCTTTTACCAGAATGACTGGTTTGTATTTTGAAGAATATGGCGTTTTGTATGATTTATTCGCAAACAGCAAAACATACGAAGAGTCTAATTTAGATAATTCAGTAAGTTATTCATACTCTTATTCTGATAAGGATATCGGCGCAAATGATGTTATACAAACAAAAAACCTTGAAATATCAATAGATTACCCTGTATTATTAAAAAATGATTTCTTGATATTAGGACAAAAATCTATATACCAAAGTGTTGGAAATATAGAAATAAAGACTTTGCCGAAAAAAAATGTTTCTCTAAATTTTACAGCAAAAAAGGATAAAACATACTCTGAAATATTAACAGAAATGCAATCACAATTAAACGCACGCAAGCCAAGCGAAACAGACGCATTCATAGAAAATTTTACTTACGGTTACAACGAAAACAATAATAGTTTAAACGCAAATATATCTTGGAAATGGACTAATTAAGTGTAAAAACTAGAAATGTCCACAATTATAAAATATAATGGTAAAAATCCATTCTTATTTGATTCTGAGCAATATAGCCCTTTAATATCAAGGGATACAACTATTACTCAGTTAGATCAAAGGTGGAACTCTGTTGACCGTTATGTTTTAAACGGCTCTGTACACGCTTGTGGTGGATTTTCAAAGCTGTTAGAGTATCAGAGGCAGATAATTAACGGATTCAACGCTGATTATAAAACTTTAGAAATTGATCAAGAAACAGATTTTTATAATTCAAATGATACTTTTTCTAATTGGGTGGTCCTTGGTACGGGGGCGAAGTCAATTATCCAATCTGAAATGTTGGTCGGAGCAACTTTGATTGGGGACGGAGTAGAATTAAGTGGTTATCCAATTGTTTCTGGGAAAAGATATAGAATAATTTTTAGAACAGATCAAGGAGGAGGGAGTAATGAGTTCGCTCTTAGAGTTGGTTCACAAATTATAACAAATTTGTCTTTTCAAACAGACTATGATTTAACTTTTACAGCAACAGATTCTGGGGATTTAGAAATTTTCCAAGAATTTTCTGTTGTCGGTCAAATAGAAATCGTAAATTTTAGTATAAAAAATGTTGAGGAAGTTTGGTCAAGAGACTTTTGTAAAGTATTATCAATAAATTTTCCAGAAAATAATTACTCGTCAATATTACCTTTCTCTATAACATTAGAGTGTTACCCAAAAGACTTTTTTAAATCAAACTATTATGTCATAAATCCAGTCGATTCTTGGGTTTTTACAGAAAACAAAAACCAAACCCTAAATGTAACAAGACAAATCGGTGCGAAAGGTTTAAGAGATGGAAAACAAGGTATTGAAAATGCAAAAAGCTTTGTTCTTGCGCAAAAAGAAATCAACAAAATTTCCCCGACTTTTTTGTGCCGCGATTATAATCTTTGCTTGGAAAATTCTTCTGAAACAATAAATAGAATCACTGGCGAATATTCTCTGAACCAAAGCTTTATTGCCGACATAAACAAAAAAACTACTAATATTTTAAGATACACAGTTGATGAATCTGATAGCGGGGATGGAATCGTATCCGTATCAATCAGTGGCGACTTAAAAGGGTGCAAAAATTTAAATTTTGAGCAACTAAGAACAGAGTTCAACACTCTTTCAATCTTTTCTCTGGCTAATCAGGTATACAATATAGATGGTAGTAAATATTTAAACCCAAATCCCATCTCTGAATCAATTTCTGAGAATGAAAAAGACAGGGTTATAAACTTTAATTATACTTTCGACAATCAACAAAAAAGCAATATCTATGTAAAATTTTCAGTAGCTATAGATGAAAGCCTCGAATCGATAAAAACAACTGTTTATGGGGAAATTAAGGGGAACAAAAAATACAAAGTTACTTTTCAAGAAATACAAGATAAGTATAATACATTTAATCCTTTCCCTTATGCTTTGGATGTTTTTAATACTTATGTTTCAATTTTTAATAATAAAGGTGTTTTATATCCAAACATAATACAAAAATCAAAAACAGAAATACCATTTAATAAAGCTATAAAATTTTCTTACACATACAAAAACAATAAAACAAACGAGGACAATATATTCAAAAACTTTAACTCCAGCGCCTCAATAACACCAGCAACAAATAAATTTGCCGAAAAAACTTATATAGACAACAAAATACTTGTGGTTAACTTGAATTCTTACAATAGATGTAATATAAGCATAAGTGGGTCCGCAACTTCTAAAAAAGGCGTATCAAAAGCAACGGTTATATCAAATATTGAATCAAAGGTGTTAAATTTATTCAACGAATACGGAAAACCCACAAGAGAGGTTTTGGAATCTAAAAATATAAAAAATTCTTTCGATGATAAAAACTGGAATTATAGTTTTTCATGGAGTTTTGAAAATAGTGTAATTCATAATACAGACTACACAACAGTTAATGTTTCATCTTACATATAATGGCTAAAAAAGACATATATTATTTTATTGATAAATCTTTTATTAATACAGGAACATTGAATTTTTTTTATAATTTTAATAATATAAGCGGGGAATCTCCGTCTACTGGGTTATGGAATCAAAAATTAACAGTTTCTGATGGGGATTTTTCTGATAATTGTTCTTTATTTTTTGATTTTGAAAAAAGTGGAAATGGAGATTGCATTCTGTTTAGTAATTACGAATCTGGCGGTGCTTATCCAAGTGGGTTTGCGATTGGCATAACAGACTCAAATTCTTTGTTTTTTGAGTCATATGATATAGAAGGGCCAGTGGTTTATACCTCTCATTATAACTTGTCACAAAGAAATTTAGCAAATGTTCAATTAACAGATAATCTTGTAACATTCAACGTATTTAGCAATAATCTTTCTGTAAACTCAGAATCTTTTCCTATCGACTCTGACTATATTTTGAGATCTGATAACTGGTATTTGGGTAGTGGCGAAAATTACCCAATGTTTACTGGAACTTTTTATAATTTTCTTTATTTTAATACTGGATTGTCTTTCGAATCAATAAAAAGTGTATTTAGTGGTTTTGCTTACGATGTAACATCTGGTGGTTCTGGCCAAACTGTCAACTTTAGTGGAATAACTGGTTATGAAAATGTTTATACATATTCTAGTGGGGTGACTGGTTATCAATTGGCAGAAATACAAACTCCAAGCATCTCTAATTATTTTTATACCGAAGAATTAACTGGCATATTGTCAAACATAACAGGAACAGTAAAAGTACCAATATGGACCGGAGACTGCTTTACCGATGTCGAAAACGGCATCATATATAAATGGATAGACATAAGCGGCTCATATACTGGCGTTACTGGCTACAATTTATTATCTGGAACAACAACTGGCTACGAAACCAGTTATGTTGAAACTCCTTTGTCTGGCGAAATTGAGAACCTATCTGGTTCTATTCCCCTATATGGAACTGGTTCAGTTCTTTCTGGAGCGGAAACTGGCTACACAATAACAAAAAATTACGATTATCTTGAAAACCTAAATTATAATTCAGTATTATACATAGGAGAACAATACTTAAATTCAATATCAGAATTGACTTATTTACAAACTGGTCTAAAAGGCGGAACATACAATCAAGATTCAATTTTTAATTTTGGGTATGAAGAATTTGATATGATAGACAATACTTCTTCTGGCGAAAACACATTCTTTCTAAATGGCCAGTTTTTTGTAGAAAGTGGGTTTGGCGATAGCGGAACAATATATGCCCCGTCTTTATTTTTAAATGAAGACTATTGGCTAGAAGATGGTAAGATAGCAAACACAATTGGGTTCGCCGAAGAAAATGATTTTGGTATTCACGATTTTAGAGAAATTACTTTTAAAAAATATACAATAACATCTTCTTTCTCTAATACTGGTGTTGTTGGTTTTGTAAATGGTTATTTACCAGATATAAATATAGAAACTGGCGACTATGTATTTTTAAACGGGCAAAAATTAATAGAAAATTATGATTTCAAAAATGAAACTGGTATTTATTATGATACGGGCATTTTAGAAGCTGGGGATGATGTTTTTGTTTACAAACTTTCTGAGCCAAAAAATAGGGAAACTGGTTCTTTTAATTATACTGGAATTTTGTATATTATCGATTCTCTGGAATATTATTTAAATGGCGTTCGACAAAAAAATGAGATGTTTATCCAACATTCTCATCAGAATAGCCTATTAACCAATCAAAACGCATATTTGAGCAAAACTGGTGTAATATATAATAACGAACAAACATTTTTTGAATAATGGCTTTTATAGAAATAGACCAAATTAAAATAGGCGGATCTACCAAACCATTTGGTGGGTATATTTACGATATGTCTTATGACATAGGTTTTAATGGAACACCATCGTCTCTTTCTATTACATTGGTGAATGAAAGTGGATCTTATGATTTTACAAAAGCTAATTTGTCTGTAAAAAATACAACCACTATAGTATTTGGAAAAAAAGAGCTTCAAATGTATCCGGTTTCTTTTGATAATAAAAATTCTTCTAGCGGCAAATTTATAAGAATAAAATACTTGGATGGATCAGTGATTTTAGATCAATATGCTGTTACACAAAAATATAAACATCCAAATGGGGGTTCTTGTTTTAATCTGGGGAGTGCCTATAAATCTATAAGTGGCCCAAGTTATAAAGAAATCACAAAGAAATATACTCTAAAAACAAATGTAAAAAAACTTGATAAATTTGACCCAGACGCAAAAATCCTTTACACCCCAAAGGAATTCTTGGATATTCTAAAAACTAAGGTAAATATAAAAAATTCTGGGGTATTAAATATTACTAATTATTATGTAGATTATATCGGGACTTTTAATGATGTTTTGCGCCAATTATCTGAGGATTTATCTTTTTCTTATTATTGGTCAGAAGATAATAAATTGGTTTTTGTAGACGCTAGATCTCCGATTTCAATAAACAAATCCAAAATAAACAGTATAACAAAAAAACAAGAGATCACAAGCTCTTTTTCTATTGAAGATACATATGTTAATGCTGTTAATGGGTATTATCAATTTGGTAGAAATGTTATAACCGCTTCGGCGGGAAATAATGGTGGTTCAAGTTATCAAAGTTTAGATACTGAAAACCTGACATTAGAGAGAGCTTTTTCTGGAGATTTAAAAAAAATAGCTGAAATCGCAAGAAATCAATATCAAATTCCAGAATCTTTGATAGGTAGTGCGGAGGAAGGAGAATTATTTAGTTTTTTAAAAGCTTCTTTGGCTGGCGGAATACAAATGGCCATGGCTTATGTGTGGTTTAAATTATTCCAAAGCAAAGGAGAGGAAACAGATCTTTTTAAAGCTATATATGGTGCATCTGATAATGATCAAATTATTTTTAAAGGAGAAGGCTCTGAAAAAATAAAAGAAATTGGAAATTATCTTAGAACAAATAATATAATACCAGAAACACATAGGGTTGCAGCGGTTTCAAATGTCGTAATAAATGATTTAAAAGTTTTTTCTAGTGATTTTAACGATTTCTTAGATTTTTTAAGTGTTGCTGGTAGATATTACGTTCGGACTGTTAATTCTCAATATTTGAATGCTTATAATTGGGATCAACCATTTAAAACAATTCCAGTAAATGAACCAACAAAAAATACAGAATTAAAAAGATTAGGGCAACAAAACGAGACAATAGAACAAACGATTGCCCGAGCTGGAATTCAGAGATTAAGAAGAACTGGGAGTGATGGGGAATTTCAAGTAGAACCATTATCTTGTATTTTATTAGACTCTGTAAATCATTGGGTCGCATCTTCAGATGAAAATCAAGAGGATATAAATAAAGTTAAAAAGTTTTATAATAGCTTGCAATCTAGAAATTGGGATATCGCAAATCTAAATTTAAATTTTTCTATCCCAGTTACAGTATTCTCTTTTGAATTGCCAAATGATTTGAATTTTAGTTCTTTTTCTGGAGTTGAATCGAAAAGTTTTATTGAAATGAATGGTTCTAGATTTGTGACTAATAATTATTCTGATAACGAAGAGCAAATTTGGGGTAGAATCGGCGAAACTAATGATGCTAGAGCTAAAAACGCAAGAAAAATAAAATTAAACTTCAAAGAATTAACCGCTGAACAAGTGGAAATTAATGGTGGTTCTTTAGAAGAACTTTACGAAAATCTTATAAAAAGACAAGCCATAGAAAACAAAAATCCAGACGAGAAAATAAACTTTTCTTTGTCAGAAATTCCCGCGAATGATTTGTTGATTTCAGACGGTTTGGAAAGCATGTCTGTTTCTGTTTCCAGTAGTGGTATGGATATAAATTATAGCTTTGGAACTTCATTGCAAAAATTGCCTTCTGATTCATACATACAGCAAACTTACTTTAATATTCACCCAACACAAAGTTGGCAAGATATTAAATTTAGAAGGGGTTCAAGTAATAACATAAAAATTAGAGTATAATGTTTAGAAGAATTGCAGAACAAACAGGCGATTTTATTTATTCTATAAATGTTACGCCAACGAATAATACTAATAGTTTTGATTTTGGCTTTAGTGGCTCTGGGGGATTAAATTTTTCTTACAATTTTAATAATGGAAAGATTACTGATTCTGATGGAAATTTCTTGAGTCATTATCAAGAAGATACAACAGTAAGAATTTCTGGTAACGCTTTCACTGGTTATTCAAATTCTTTTATAAATGGAAATTTAAAAACAAACTCTTTAACAAGACAAAACATTTCCTTGGATAAATTTTTCTTTGATAATTCTAATGCTGATTACGAATTATTCTTTTATGGAGATGAAAATGATTTTACTTTATCAGGAACAGATTTTGTTGATAATAATGAAACTGGATCTTTAACAATAAGTAATAGTTCTGATAGATATTTCACCGTATTTAGCGGCAATATTATATTCAGTGGGGAAGACAAAAATTTAGAAGAACCTTTAATAATTTCTTCTTATCAAACAATTACTGGAAATTCTAGCAAAGAATTTCAATTTTTGTTCCCGATAGACTTGAATACTGGAGAATATTCTACTTCGGCAGAAATATATACTGATTACGGAATTATAAATAAACCACTTACTTTTGATTCTTTATTAACACTAACATTAGACGTTAATTTATCATATGATAATTTTTTTGACAATACTGGGCAAAATTTATTTTCTTTTGATTATGTTCATAGAAGGGGTTTGACTGCTACAAATGATGTTTCTAATTTATATATTTCCCTAGAAAAAACGGGCGGACCTAGCAATTTAAAAGAATTGGAAATAGCTGGTTTATCAATAGACACTGGATTTCAATTGGTAAATTTTTCTGGTTATTTAAATGGATCTGGCAATATTACTGGAAATATCGATACAAACCTATCTGGATATAATAGCTATTTGCTTGGTGTTGATTCTGGCTCAACAATATTAAAATATATAACTGGAACAGAATTTTTAACTGGTAATTACGCAGTTTCTTATGATCTTTTATCAACAGGGATAGGAAGTGGTGATGTAAATATAGCTTTTTCAAGAACTGGACATTTCACTGGCGGAACTTTTTCTGGAACTGGGTATATTACTGGTTCTGGCCAATTATCTAGATATGAAAACTTTGAAACAAGTGGTTATTGGGGGACATATAGAAATTTATATACTGGAATAGAAAGTCATGAAGTATTTTCTGATTTTATATTTGCTGATAATCAAATAAATTATTATTATACTGGAAATGCAACTGGTTATTATACTGGAAGCAATTCATTAAACGAATTTACATTATATTCTACTTATTATAATGATCAGGGGGGGGTTTTAACAGGAAGAAATGATTCCTATACTGGTCTAGAATGTGTTTCTAATGTAGATGGATTTACAGACTTTAGGAAATTAGTTTCTCATACAAGCGGATTTTATGGTTTTGCAGAAAATGCCGAAGGAGATACTACTGGTATAAATAATTTAGTTGGTGGTTTTCATGATAGTGGGTTTTTATATTTTTCTGGTTACACTCAATCAGATCATAAATTTTGGCTTTTCGGAGAAATTTCGGGAGAAGAATATTTTGGTTATTCCATAACTGGTTATCCATTGATTTCAAAAAACAAATCAAATCATACAATCGATTATAGAGAAGTCTCGGAAATGATTCCAAATTCGGCTAGATTGGTTAATAATACTGATATAACAATATATTCTGCAATAGGGCAAGATCAAAAAACTACAGGAATAGATTTTATTCATTCTGGTATATTGGGTGGTTTGAGCGGTTTTATGCCGATTTCTAATATTGGTAGAAAAAATTTATATTATTATAAAGAATTATTCAGTGGTTCAAATAATAGCTTAATAGATGAGCCAAATAATGTCTGCTGGTTAAAATATTCTAGCTTTTTCGATGATACAATATATTTAAAATGTTTTGACAGGATGTATTATGATAAAAAAACTAATAGTTTAACATCTTCGGCTGATGGTGATTTTAATATATATGCAAGTTATTACTTATTAAGTGGCAGCGGAAATGACCAAATAATTTCCGGTTTACTTGATTCAAATAGGTTGGATAGCGATTCCGATACACTTTCAATGAGTATTTCTATGGGGCAAAATTATGCGATTTCTTTATCAACTAATAGTACAAATGATACTGGATTTTTTAATATACAATATAAAAAATTTGCTACACAAGCTAGATTAGATAAATCTTTTGAAATTTTATATAATACAATTTCCCCAACTTTTAAATTTACTGGAATTTCCACGGAGTTAATAGATGATCAAAATATTTCTGGAAATAATTTATCAAATAAAATTTCTGAATATATTTATTATAATCTTTTTACTGAAAAACAAAATTCTAACAAAACAACTGGAACAAATTTTACTGGATTTGAACAAGCAAACCCAATAAGTGGATACAATAATTTCACTGGGATAGTTACTGGATCACAATATGGCATAGAAAAAGATATTTTGATAGATCCAATTATTTATTCGGGTTATAAAAGTGGGAAAATAAGTTTTTCAAACATATTTAATGCAAGCGATTCAAAAATGCGAGTATTAATTGAATCAATAAGCGGCAATTATATAGTAATAGATCGAAATATAAATTATAGGGTTCCCGGTATAGATTTCCCAAATTTTGATTCTGGAGCGTATATAGAAAATTTTAATGATGTATATACTGGATATGGATTTACTGGATTTGAAGATAATGGAGATTTTGTTATAAAATACAATAATTATTTAAATGGTGGCATCAGATACAACTATAATTCTTCAAGTACTTTTTTTTTATCAGATAATTATTTAGAATCTGGAATTGGTTCTACAGTTAATTCTAACAAAGTAACAGGAAAATTTTTAAAATTGAATGAAAACGTCGCTTCTACAGGTTATTATGATAGCGGCGTAAATTTCTCAACTAGCCAATACACAAAAACATCTTCTATATATGTTAATGGATTATTTCAAGCAACTGGACAAATAACGGGGTTAAAGAATATAACAATAAACGATAACAGTGGTTATTTTGATTTTAATTATATAACAGGTGAACCAGAGAATATTTTTAGAATTGATGGGAATACTGGAATGATGAATGAATCTGCATATTCCGAATTTACTGGGTATTATGGAAATTATATTCCAACTGGGTTAAAAGAAAAACAATACAACATAAACCTTGAGAATTTAACTGGAATATTTTCTGGTATTTCTTATATAAAAACTTTTACTGGCGAATACAATATATTCGTGTCTTATGAAAATAATTTTACTGGTAATGGTAAAAACTTTTATGATTTAGGATATACTGGTGTTTATAATACTACTGGAATAAAATATTTGTCAACAGAACCAATTACTGGAAATGACAATTTATTTATATTTTTAGATAAAATTAGGGGTTTTCAATCTGACAATTTATTTTTAGAAATATCTGGCGCAAACTTTTATACTGGAATTAGTGTAAACACATAGTATGGCAACAATAAAAACATTAATTTCTAATATACCGTTTATAACCTTTAGAAAAAAAACAGCCGCGCAAAATTCTGATGAAAACGCTACTGCCACAAACGATATAAACATTGGTTCTGTAAAAGCAAGACAAAATGACAATTACACAAATAGATTAACAGAAAAAGACAAAACATTTCTTACCATCGATGAAAATTTAGAAGACGAAACATCAACAAATTTTGAAACATTAGAGTCAGTAAATAACATAAATTTATTTGCTGAAATAGATGAAGATATAAATCTTATGGCTTATTGCCCAGATATAAAAGCTATAAAGGATAAATTAGTTGAGGAAGAAAATAGCAATTACGAAATAAAAAATAGCAGCGAAGAAGAGGGAGATATTGACGGGGTTTTGCAATTAAGGTGGAGAAAAGTAGCGGGTTGCAGCAATGGGGAATTTGCTTATTTTATAATATTGTCTAGCAACCCTATTCAAGAAAAACAGGATTAATAAAAATGGCCAGAGAAGAAGACGGGAAAATATACGCCGATAAATTTAACACTAATAAATTAATACTCCCAGTTTTGAAACAGGCGGAATATAAAGATAATTTATTAAAACTTAGAACCCAAATTGTCGAAAATTTTGACGATGAAAATTCTTCTAGTTCAAATTATTCTTTATCAAAAGATCTTTCTTACAAAGAGGTCGTAGATTTTTCTTGGAATATAAAGGGTGTAATTTTTTCAATAAATTATGAGATACAACATTCCATTCAATTTGACGAAGGAGAAGATGATATAATATCTTATAATGGATCTTATGAAACTTTAATATCTAATTCAAAAGAAATTTTTGATTTAAGATATACAAATAATAGAAATAATTATATTCTCGTTGGTTTTTT